GCATCTTCTCGCCACTACCGGCGGCAATACGAGCGCGTTTATCGGCAATATTGCTGTAAAGACCAGGCTTTTTCATTTGCAGTTCCACCTACGAAGACTTGCCCGAGCGCGTTCCCCGTCCTTAGCCTTGGCGGCTACGCCAGACATGCGGGCGCAGAACGAGGCTTTACGCCCCTTGTCCGCTTCCGTTTTAGGGTTCGGGGCGGGGGCTTTCAAGTTGCTGCCCGTTGCGCGGTTGTACTTCTCACGGCCTTTAGCAGTTAAGCCAGCGCCTTGCGAGGTGGGCTTCTTCTCGCCACGGCCTACAGACAAGGACACTGACTTTTTGCTAGCCATGCTTACACGCAGTGGATGACGGCAAAGTTGATGACAACCGCTTCAGCAAGACCACCGGCGGTCGTGTTACGCAGCGTAATGGACACCGTGCCTGCGCCGAGCGAGTCAACCCACAGGTTGTACGAGGCAGCGGTTGCGCCAGAAGAAAGGTTCAAAATAACGATGTCGTTGGCGCTAATGAACGAGTTGTTCAGCGTGAACGACACGTTGGTCGTTGCAGCCAAGTTAGCGGCGTTCATCGTGATACGCCCGGCGGGCTTGTTCAGCGTAACAGCGGTAGACTTGCTGGTCGCCTGCGTAACCGTACCTTGAGCAGCGGCAGTGTAGCCAAGTTCGCCGTCAACGTAGACGCGGTCAGCGCCGACGATGTTCTGGTCTTCGTAGGCGACGCCAATCGGCTTGGTATTGCTAGTCATAATTACGAACCCATCCAAGAATTGGAAACAGTGCCGTCCCTATAGGTTCGGACGGGGTTGCGCGCAGTATACTCCCGATGCGCCACGGGGAAAGCAAAAGTTACTGCGATGGCGTCGGCAGCGTCCGGTGAGGCCAGCCCCCGAGCCTTCATTTCCTTTTTGCCCTCGAGGAATATTGTACCCGCAGAATTGGGTTTCTTGGTAGGGCCGACCAAATCCGCTTTCAGTTGGCGGTCTTCCTTCACGGAAGCGGTCTTCAGCCAGTCCCGCATTGCCCCCCACATTTCGGCCCGTTTGTTGCCCCACGCCACCGGATTCTTGGCCTTCCAGCCAAAGTTGACGCCACGGACTTTGTACTTTTGCTCGGTTAGGCGGTCAACAATCCCGTAGCCCAGCCCGCCCTCGTCTATACAGACCAACGCGGGCCGGTAGTCCTCAATCGCCTCAATTACCCGCCCAACCACCGTCATGGTGTCCTCACCGGAATACCGCTTGAGGGCGATGATGTCGCGGCCTTGGCGCACGGCAATCACGGTTGAGTCCGCGCCACCTCGGGCGGGGTCTACGCCAATGACCACGGGGGCGGTCTCATCCTTCCACCGGGGGCGCTTAAACGCCTCATCTACCCAGTGCGCGGGGATAAACTGGTCATCACCGACAGATGGAAACTCCCCGTACACCTCAATCTTCGCCTGGGGCGAGTCTTCACCGTATTCGTCGATGATTTGCTTGTAAACGGAGTGGTCAGTGCCCTCAACATCCAGCGAATTGATGTTTTTGGACTTCCAAAAGGCCCGTTTGGCGGCAAAGCACTCAAAAAAGTAACCGGTAGGGCGACGCGGGTTAGAAAACGCCATCCAAAAGCGGTGCGGCGTGTTTTCCGTGAAAAAACCTTGGCTGACATCCCAGATAGCGTCCGGAATACCACTGGCTTCGTCAAAAATCAGCATAACGCCGTCGTGGTTATGCACACCGGCATAGGAATCGGGGTTCTCTGCAGACCACAGGCGGCCTTCCACAGACCAGTAGCGGGTACCCTTACGCAAGTCACGCTCTACCAACTCCGTCAGCCACTTGGCGGGCATGACGCGGGTAGCCGATATCTCCCACCAGTGGCTGTTTATCAGCATCGCCAGCCACTTGGTGATTTCTGCCCATGTGACCGAGCGAAGCTGGGCTTCCGAGTTAGCCGAGACGATGACGGTAGACCCAATACGGGTGGTCACCATCCACAGGATGAGCCACGACACCAGCGCAGACTTGCCAATACCGCGTCCGGAGGCTAACGCTAGGCGAAATACGTCGAAATCTACCTTGCCACCGTTAGCCGCAATGTGGGTCTTCAGGTCCCGCAGTACGTCCCGCTGCCACTTACGCGGACCACGGAAGTGTTCTAGCGGCGTACCCTTCTCACCCCACGGAAACGCAAAGTTGACGAAGGCTTCTGGGTCGTTGGCAAGTGCGGGTGACCACAACTTGCCCATCAAAAGTTGCTCCTCGGAGGAGGAGTATTTTGTGGTTTGCATTACTTGCGACCAGCGTATTTCTTGTTGAGAGTGTCCGAAACCTTGCTCAGGTCTAGCGCCTGCAAGTCCTGCGGCATCAAAAAGTAAGTACCAGTTTCGGTACGCTGGAACGGAACACCGGCTGCAATCAGCCGTTCATACTTAGCGTCAGTTTCTGCGCTGCGTATTCCTTCCGATATCCATCCGCTTTTTTTGCCCTTGTCGCGCTTGACGATTTCAAGAGCCTCAAGCGTCATTTGGGTCAATGCACCTGTTCCCTTTGGCGCAGTTTCCCCTGAGTAATCAACGTAAGAGCCGAACATATATGGCGGGTCATTTGGGTCAAATCTTGGGTCTGGCAAATCTTCACCAAGCTCATCTGTGCCAACATAAACATTTATTGACTGGTCATCGCCCATTTTTCTGCTTAACTTAAACTTTTGCAGATAACCAAATCTGTCTTTTTCTGCTGGTTGCGCATATGTTACGTTTAATTTTTTGGTCTTTGGTTGATAGTCATTAAGGCTGACGTTTTCAACGTGAGCAAGGTTGCTAACACGTTGCGATTCTTTTTTGAAATTGTATGGGCTGCTTATGGCAGACGTAACGGCTTTACGCGGCTTCAGCAGGTTACGCGGGTCTATGTTCTCTCCGATAACCTCACCCAACCCCGCAGGGCCGGACTTGGCACGGTTCCACATGGAACGTAGCGAGTTACCCACCACGCCAACAGGGTCTGCCATAAGGCTGCGTGCGCCCTTGTAAACACCCTGCCCCAGCGAGTACGGGTCTTCATAGGATTGCTGCACTATTTGCAGCGGGCCAGTAACAAACTGGTTAGATAGCCCACGCAACACGCCACCACCAAACTGCGGAATGCCGTACAAAAACGGGCTAGGCAGGCGTTCTGGAATCTGATTGCCTTGCGCGTCTACTTTTGGCGCAAAAGCGTTCTGCGTAATAGGCGCGAGACGATTGCCGGGAGGCATAACTACTCCACAGAGGCGTAAGGAGACGGCATCTGCCCGTACATACTGTTCAGCGCATTCTGCCCACGGAACGGACGCATACCACGGTTACGCATAAGCGGGTGCTGCTGCATCTGCTGCATACCCATCTGCGGGTAACCACTGTACTGCCCCATCATGTACTGCGGCGACATACCGCCGAATGCAAAGCCAGGATTGCCCCCACCGTAGCCCATACCCCCACCGCTACCAGCAGAATAAGGGTCACCACTATACGCACCGGGAGCGACCATAGCATTTTGACCATACTTGTTCCCCGCCACAGGCATCTGGTAGTTAGGCATACCGCCAAAGTACGGATTGTTCACGCGACATCCTCCACCTGAATAACCCTAGCCTGTGCAGCCTCTAATGCCGCGACAATGCTTATCTTTTGGTACACGTCCACGCTGACCTCCGACCTTGCAGTCCACCCATACTGGTGCTGCAACACCGACAACGCAGCCTTGGCGTCCCCACCCTCTGCCGCTGAGTACACAGTACGGCTAACAGCCAGTTCGGCATCTGCACGACCCTTCTGCTCTGCCAGTTCGGCAATAGGGTCCATTTGGCACAGACGCCGATACTCACTTGGCAACATACCGGCAGCAAGGGCGAGCGAGTCACCCTTCAGCCCGAGGCGTGCAGCTTCGTATATACCCTCTAGTGCTTCGGGGGTAGCACGCAACTCACGGGCAACTACGGGGATACTGCGGAAGGTTGTGGGGGTGGCAACGAGGTCCATGGGGTGAGATTAACATACAAAAAAAAATTGTTCACGGGGGTACCGTAACAGTCACGGCCCTTGCACGGGCCCTACCCGGGGGGGGTCTGTCGTGCTGCACTGCCGCAGGGATGCTGCACCGCCGCAATGCTGCATAGCAGCAGAGCCAGGCTCACTGCGCACTGGATATGCATACAGCAGGGCATGACGCATAGCAGCATGCATGTTGCATAGCAGCATAGCGCGAGCGTACGTGCTGCATTGCAGCATGGTTACTAGTGTTAGGTTAACAGTACTGGCAGGGTAGCAGCATGCATTGTGCAGTGCAGGATTGACACAAGGTTATAGGTGAACATGCGTGGGATGAAATAAGGTCATCACTTGAAATTGCACTGTGCGCGCGTGCGCGTGCGCATGACATAAGCCCAAAGTTATTGGTAGTTAACCCTTTTCCATCCTGCCAACACTCACTAAAACATTTTTTGCGAAAGTGCTTGACAGTGTTCGGCGAATAGCGACAATAGACGCCATGCACAATCTTGTGCGCACTGGAGTACCGCCGATGAAACAGACAGAACTAGAACACTTGGAGACATTGCTTGGAGCTTCCGAAGCTGCAGGCAATGCGCTAACAGCTGCAATGAACGCTGAAGTGTTCGCGATGATGAATCGCGCCAGCGCTCGCAAGCTCGACAAGCTGGCCGCTGCTACCGAAGCTGCACACAATGCGTACTACGCTGCATGCGCTGTATACGCTGCTGCTCGGGGTTCGCGCTGATGCTGCCAGTTGGTTACAAGCCCATCCGCATCACTCGCACCGAACCAACCATCTCACGTTGGTGGCTTGTTGCAGCGTTCGCGCTGTACTGTCTCGCAGAGTATTACTATCCCAGTTTGTGAGGCTTTTCTGTCTACCGATTGCTAGCCAGTCGGTAGGAGGGAAACACCACACCACACTATGCGCCATGCGCGCGAAAGGACGATACGCTATGAA